GCCTCAGCCCCACGGAATGGGGTAAGGGTCATCGCCATCTAGTAGGTGTTGGATGATGAAGTCCAACTTTTACATACCCTCGATGCAAAGCATCTGATAGAGACGGTGCAGCGTCTCCCTACCCCAGTGTGATAGTTTCAAGTTCGAAAAAGAAAAGTATGAAGAAGTAAAAACAAACTTGATGTTAAATGAGGAATTGGGAAAATGAAGAAAGAAAGAATGTACACGATCAGGCTATGACGGCAGTTGTGTAGAGGTCGTCAGACGTACCTCCACCACCGGCATTCCAAATCAAAGATGCAAAGGGCAAGTTCGCAGAGCCAACGTAGGCCATGTAGAACCAACTGTAGACGGCTGGGAAAATCATACTCGGCAGGTTCATAGGTCCAGTCCGGTAGTTATCAATTTCCTTTTCAATCTTGAGTTGATGCTTAACACTGATGCCATACATTTTCTCATAAAACATGCGAAGTGCAATGTCGGGTTCTCCCACGTCTGGCCCTTCTTGGAAGGCTTCGGCCATACGTTCTCGTTCATATTGTGAGAAAACCCTAGACTCGGCCAACTTCCCAAGTTTGGCTCCGTCTGTAAGGTGCAAAAATTTTTCGGCTAATTTCCAGAGAATCGGGCACCGTCCGTTCTCATAGCCTAAAGAGAGAGCCTTGGCTCTCAAGAGTCGTCGCTTGAGGTTGAGTCCTGATCCATGATATCTTGGATCAGTCCATCCAAATTTGGCCAGGATGTAACTTGCGTCTCTGATTGGGTGGTCCGATTCCTCACAGAATACGAGACCGCAGAAGCTAGCATCGCCAGGATAGGCAAGCCGAGTAAGCTTAAGATGAAAGCCCAGAGAGGCAGCTCGTTTGACAATGTCGGGGGGCTCTGCGGTGCAGGCAAGGATATTGTCGTCTCCTTCGAGGAAGAAGTCGAACAAGTAGTCTCCATACAAGAACGTAACGAGGATATAATTTGCCAGTCCATTGAAAGAGCTGGTAAACATTTCGCCCGACATTCTAGTTGCTTCGACAAGCGCCCGGTAAAAGATGTTACGAATCTTTTGGATTCCTGCCAAGGTTGGTCCAAGAACGCCTTGAACGAGGTCCATGAACTTGGGGCAGAAGTCTGCAATCTTGTCGAGGAAGTAGCACTCGATCTTTTCAACCCATTCTTTGCCAAATGAGCACTCGAAGCTAGTATAATCAAGATTATGATAAAGCAGCCCAGAACGGACAAGCCTTTTCTTGATCGTACGAACTCGAAGATGCCACGCAACTTTCTTAATGAAGTGGATGTTACTGAAGATAACTGAGTCCACAGCCTGTCCAATAGATCCGAACAGTAGCTTAGCTGCGTCTGCGCGTGCGTTGATAAGCCGAGGCGCCTTAACAAGGCCGCTAGGTCCAAACTCAGGATCTCCAGCAGAAGGATCGCACAACGGACTCTCCACTTCTCCTCTGTGTAGAGCAGGAACACCTCTATCCTTCGTTGGATTCTCAAGAGCTTCTTGGGGCGCCGAGCCAACTCGGTCGTCGTCAATCCTATGTGAAACTCCTGCATCCGCGTGAAGAACTTCGCTCGCACTGGTATAAGCCTTAAACTCTCTCTTAAGGAAGGATGCAATCTTCTGTAATACCCGAACATCTTCAAGAGGGACGCCTGAGTCCAGGATATCCCGAAGCTCTTTAATTCTCCAGAGTGGTTGATTCCATGTAGCCAGGAACTCTTCCACCGTGTGGATAATAATCTTAGAGTAATCGAAGTGAGTATCAATAATATGATATGCATGGTCCAGAAATGATCTATAGAGAATTCGACCAGACTTATGACAACGTTTGAGAATGCGTTTAACAGCCCCAGCAACACACGTAGGGCCATGAGAGGTATCCCAAAGAGGAGGAGCAGCGCCCAGAATATGAGGGCCCAGACTCGAGGCGCATATACGACGGTTACGAACAAGATTAATGTCACGAGAGTTGGCACTGCTACCAGACTTG